CAGACATTGACATGGTTCGACACATGATTCTAAACTCCGTGCGTATGTATCGCACTAAGTTTTTTGAAGAGTATGGAGAACTGATTCTCTGTTATGACTCGAAGCACTACTGGCGTCGTGACTACTTTCCCAACTACAAACGCAATCGCAAAAAGACACGGGACAGTTCTAATTTAAATTGGGACGCTATCTTTGAATGTTTAAACACCATCAAAGCAGAACTGAAAGAGTTCTTCCCTTACAAGTTTATTGAGGTTTATGGTGCAGAGGCAGACGATATTATTGCAGTTCTGTGTGGTGAGTTAGAATATGAAAACGGTAAGACACTTATTCTTTCTGGTGACAAAGATTTCATTCAGTTGCAGAAGTATCGTAATGTATCACAGTACAGCCCTATCACCAAAAAGTATGTGAACGGTGTTGACCCAGAGGAATATCTAAACGAGCACATTGTGAAAGGTGACTCTAGTGATGGTGTCCCTAATGTGTTATCACCAGACAATACGTTTGTTGATGGTCTACGTCAGAAACCACTGAGTAAGAAAAAGATTGTATCTATCGTTGATGGTAATCTTCCTAACGATGAGGTTAAGAGAAACTATCAGAGGAATGAAACTTTGATTGACCTAACCAAATCGCCTGCTGAACTCTTCTTCAAAATTCTAGACGAGTGGCATAATGCACCAGAAGGTGACCGTAGCAAACTACTAAATTATTTTACACAAAAGAGATTGCGTAATCTCGTTGAATCGATAGGAGAATTTTAAAATGGCATTCGATACATATACGCCTCTGTTTTCAGAGATTTTGACTAAGGTTGCAAAGTTGAAGACCAAGAAGGACAAGATTGAGTATCTACAAAAGTACAACACCGATGCTCTTCGCATGGTTATCAAATCTTCGTTTGATCCGAAGATTGAATGGGCTCTTCCAGAAGGTGATGTCCCATACACGCCAAATGAGGCACCAGAGGGAACAGAACACACTGTTCTCTCGCAAGAGGCAAGAACCCTGTTTAACTTTATCAAGGGTGGTAATGGTCAGTTGACCCAGAACAAACGTGAGACAATGTTTGTTCAGATGCTTGAGGGTCTACATGCGGATGAGGCAAAGTTGATTGTTGCTGCAAAGGACAAGAAGTTGCATCAGGTCTACAAAGGACTGTCTGCGAATGTGGTCAAAGAGGCATTCAACTGGACAGATGAGTTCATGGTGGATGATGGTGAAAAGGTAGTCTATCCACAGACACCCGGCAGTGCATCAGGGTATTAAAAAAGTTTCAAAATAGGTCATTTTTTTGTTGACAGATTTGTTTTCGTGTGGTATAGTTAGTCATACACTGAGAAAAGGAAAGAGAAATGAACAACGAAATTACCACCCTGATTGAGAATATCAAAGCAGACTATCTCAACTGGACCACACGGTGTGCTGCTGCCAAGGGTCTAGACGATTTGACGGAAATCAATAAGAAGATGATTGCTGAGTTCAACGAGAAAATCACCTACAAGGTGGGAACTAAGTACATCAAGATATCCGCCGGTGGTAGCGTTTGGGGTTTTGTTGTCAACACCGATAACGATAAGAAGTTTCGGAAGGGTGACATTCTGAAAGCCGCTGGTTATGCTGCTCCTGCTCGGAATGCTGCTCGGGGTAACATCCTCGACGGTGGTTACACCATCAACTGGACTGGCCCCCTTTATCTTTAGGAGATTGTGATGAAAAAGATTGCAACATTTGCTGCTGAGTTTATCGTGATGTTAGGTGGTGCAGGGGTAATTGTTTTCACCCTTGTCGCCGTCGGGGGTTGACAAACTCTCTTGGTTATGGTAATATTAGACATAATCGAGAGATGAGGTTGTTATGAATTACATCAATATCATGGGTGCCACGAAGAAGAAACGTGACCTCGTTGAGAGCGCGGTCATCTTCTGCATCAATGAGTTGATGCCCCGTCTTCGGACTCTTGAGGTTGAGGTCAATATCAAGAACCTAAAAAATGAGGGCGTTGCTGGTTGGTGTTACGAAGGTGAGAATAATCGTGACTTCTACATTGACGTTGATAAGAACCTTGAGATCGAAGAGTTGGTTGAGACTGTCTGTCATGAGATGGTTCATGTTTGGCAGGCTGCCACTCGCAAGATGAAAGACTTACCTTTTGGTCGCAAGATGTACATGGGTAAGGTCTATGATGAAACCACTGCGTATGAGGATGAGCCTTGGGAGATTGAGGCATATGATATGCAGGGTGGTCTGTTGGAAAAGTTCAAAGAGGAATATGTGATATGATTGAAGTTGATTTAGGTGGTTGTGTCGTTCAAGACCTTGTTGGTCTAAATCGAGTGGAACGTGAAGGTGACAAGATTAATCTTGTATTTGATGGCATGAACGGTCATGAGGTTTTTCTCACTGCTAGTGCAATGCGTGATGGTTCTGTCTGGAATGTGATAGGGTGTGATAATGGGTAAGATGAAAAACTGGATGATGGATATCGAAGAGTTCGTAGATGGTTATTTCTACGACGCTCCAGAACCCTTTGATTTTACGGTTGACGAAATCTGTGAGGATGCAGAGATGATGTTTCGTTCAGTTGAGGCATCTAAGTATGCTAAACGGTATATCACTGAAAAGGTGGGTGAAGCATGAATCCACTTGAAGCATTTATAATCGGGACTGCGATTATTGCAGGCACTCCTAACAAACCAGAAACTCAATATGATGAGTCTGCAACCTGTCTCGCAAAGAATATGTATTACGAGGCAAGGAACCAAGGAACCGCCGGATGGATGGCCGTCACGGCGGTTGTTCTTAATCGTGTAAATGATGATAGGTTTCCTAACACAATCTGCGAGGTTGTTGAAGAGGGTCCAACTCGTAAGTCATGGAAAGACCCAACTGTTAAAATTCCTATTAAACATCGTTGTCAGTTTTCATGGTTCTGTGATGGTAAGTCTGATAATCCAAAAGACAAAACTACCTATGAAAAATTTTTAAGCATATCTGATACGATATTGTCAAACGATATGCCTTTTTATGATATCACTGGTGGTGCAACGCATTACCATGCAGATTACGTTACGCCTGCATGGTCTAAGACTAAAACTAAAACTGTAGAAATACAGGACCATATTTTTTATAGATGGGAGAGGTGAAATGAAACATATTGAAATTTCCGTTATGGAAGATGGTGAACTGTCTATTGATGGGCAAGTAAAACCAGCAGGCAACCTTGATATTCGTGAATTTGAAGATGGCGAATGGGTAGGTGGTTGTTATGCCACTTTTGATAATCTTGTTGAAAAAGTGAAGGAGTGCCTAGAAGAATGAATATATTTTATTTGGACAGGAGTCCGTCTATCGCCGCAGAAATGGCCTGCGATAAACATGTGGTGAAGATGATACTGGAGAGCGCACAACTACTCTCTACCGCACATCGTGTGATTGATGGTGATGAGTATGCAGATAAAGTGGGACTGTATAAGATGGCGCACAAGAACCATCCTAGTACAATCTGGACAAGAACCAGCACAGAAAACTATATGTGGCTCAACCGATACTTTGGTGCATTGTGTCGCGAGTACACCTATAGATATGGCAAACACCATGCATCAGAGAGATTGCTAGGTCCATTGGCGCTTGTTCCTAATGGGTTAACCTATTCTGGTTTTACTGACCCACCTCAGTGTATGCCTGATTACTGCAAAGGTGAGGACACAGTTCTTGCTTACCAGAATTACTATATACTAGAGAAATCACGTTTCGCAAAGTGGAAGAAGCGTTCAATACCGGAGTGGTTTAGTGGTGGGATACCTGATGGAAAGAGAAGCGTATTGGGACTACATGGGAAGACGAATGGAAGAGGAGCGGTCAGTGCCTGATGAAATGTATAAAAATGAAATAGCACAGATGCAGATGGAGATACATTTCTTACAAATGCGCGTGAAGGAGCTGACGGAAGAGGTGCATGACTTGAGAAAGTATGGACCAGTGCAATTGGAGTTAGACATATAATGCCAACATATAGATTTTATGATACAGTTACTCAGGAAGAATATGATGAGTTCATGCTTATCTCTGAACTTGATGAGTATAAGAAACTCAATCCTGATGTAAAACAAATTCCTGTTCCAGTTGCAATTGCTGGTGATCATATCATGGGTGTTGGTCCAAAGGTAGATGGTGGGTTCACAGAGAACATGCAACGTATTGCAGAGGCACATCCGGGCACACCTATCGCAGATAAGTACGGTTCGTCTAGCACAAAATCATCCAAAGAAATTAAGACAAGGAACGTACTGAAGAAGCACGGAGTCTTATAAATAAAAATGACACGGGCGAGAAATCAAACTTCAGCAAAGGATGCACAGCGTCTAGC